TTTATAGGCGATCCTTTAGAAAAATCAATAGCACAGGAGATTATGTCTTGGTCTAGCACTGTTTTAGAAAAGCCAAACAAGTTTTTTAACGGTCTGCCACCTTGCCCTTATGCAAAACAAGCCTGGATGAATGATAAGGTTGCTTTTGTTTTTAAAAAAGAAAAAACGTACCAAGATTTATATTCGGTTATTTCTTGTTTTGACGATAAATTTGATATAGCCATATTAGTAGATTTAAACAATCATAAAGATTCCGAGGAGTTTCATGATTATTTAAATGAATTAAATACGGCTATTTCTAAGGGTTGGTTTATTGATAAAGACATTTGGGTAATGGGCTTCCACCCAGATGATGACGCTACTGAGTTTGCCGAAGAGGCTGATTTTGAAGCCTTAGTGGAGGTAGAGTACTCTATGATTTTTATTCAAAGGCTGTCAAAATTGCAAGAATCATCACATAGAATAAAGAAAAACGGGTATTATGATAATTATGATGAGGAGTATAATGCTTCTCATATTTTTAAACGTAGAGAAGAACTTTACAGGAGATTACAAAATGGCAATGGCCCCTAAAAAGATGCGCGGTGGTGGCATGGTTAAAAAGATGCGCGGTGGTGGCATGGTTAAGAAAATGAAAGAAGGCGGAGATGTGTCAAAAATGACTGTATCCGAACTCCGTAAAGAAGCTAAAGAAAAAGGTTATAAACTAGTTAAGGCTTAATTATGGCTACTTCAGGGAGCAAAGATTTTGAGTTAGATGTGGCCGACTACATCGAAGAAGCTTTTGAGCGTTGTGGCTTAGAGGTTAGGACAGGTTACGACCTAAAGACAGCTAAACGTTCTCTTAATCTAATGCTTGCTGATTGGTCTAATCGTGGTTTAAATCAATGGACTATTAAACAACGATCTTTAACTTTGACGGCGAATGACGGCGAATATAACCTGTCTTCGGATGTGATTGATGTTTTAAGTGTTGTTGTTCGGGTTTCTGACACAGATTACTCTCTTATTCGTTTAAGTAGAGATGACTACATTACGATACCTACAAAAACGAGCACAGGACGACCTAATCAGTTTTTCTTAGACCGACAAATAACGCCAAATTTAAAATTGTGGCCTGTTCCGGATAGTAGCACTACCTATACCGTGTATTACGATGCGCTTACCCGTATGGACGATGCGGATATATACACGAATACGATGGACATGCCTTTTAGGTTTTACCCGTGTCTTGCCGCAGGGTTAGCTTATTATTTGTCTTTGAAGAAAAACCCACAAAGAACACCCTTATTGAAAAGTGTTTATGAAGAAGAGTTTCAAAGGGCAGCTGAAGAAGATCGGGACAGAGCTTCGTTTAATGTTGTACCTAATGTTGGTTACTACAGGTAATGGCTAAGTTTGCCTCAGGTAAAAACTCTTGGGCCATCTGCGATAGATCGGGGTTAAGATATCGGTACAAAGTAATGCGGAAAGAGTGGAATGGCTTGTTAGTCGGTCCGGATCAATACGAGCCCAAGCACCCTCAATTAGGCCCTTTTAGAAAAGTGGTAGATCCACAAGCGTTAAAAAACGCCAGACCAGACCGGGTAGAACCTATGGATGTCTATGTTGGAATACCTACTGTAGAAAATGAAAATTTAAGGCCAGCCACAGGATTTACGCAAATTGGTTTGGTTACGGTGACTACCTCATGAGTTTTACTTATGCTCAGTTAAAACAAGCGATACAGGATTACACGGACAACGATGAGACTTCGTTTGTAACTAACTTAACTATTTTTATTCAACAGGCGGAAGAACGTATTTTAAAGAACGTTCAATTAAGCTTATTTCGTAAAAATGTCAGTGGAACGTTGTCTTCTAGCAATAAATATTTAGCTTGTCCTTCTGATTTTTTGGCTCCGTTTTCTTTGTCTTTTGTAGACGCTAATAGCGATCATCAATTTTTAGAGTTTAAAGATACCGATTTTGTACAATCGTTTAACCCGAATGCCGCTACTACAGGTAATCCTAGGTATTATGCGGTTTTCGACATAAATAACTTTATTATAGGTCCGACTCCAAACGCAGCAAGCGTTATTGAGTTGCATTATTTTTATAGACCCACTAGTTTAACGGCGGGTTCTGATAGCGGCACTACTTGGTTAAGTGAAAACGCTCAAATTGCTATGCTTTATGGAAGCTTGTTAGAAGCGTATACTTATATGAAAGGTGAGCCAGACTTGGTAGCGCTTTATGAGAAAAGATTTGGGGAAGCTTTAGTGGGTATGAAAATGTTTGGTGAAGCTAAAGAAGTTACGGATGAATATAGGGTTGGAAAAATTATTAGGGCTAAACAATGAGTATTTCAGCCTTGCATTTAGACATTGCGCCTACTTTTAAAGTAGATGTAAAAACAACTGAAAACAGGGGTTTTACTCCGGAAGAAGTTGCAGAACGGTGTGCAGACAAAGTAATATCAATTTCAGATACCGCAAATCCGATAATACGCGATCAAGCACGGGTTTTTAAAAATCATTTAATTAAGGTCCTATCTGTTTATATGAGAGAAGCCATTAAAAGTGATAGAACTACAGTTTATAATGCTTTATTAGATGCGGGACATAAAGATTTAGCTGAATTAATAAGGAGAATGTAACATGGCTTTTACCGGTAATTTCATGTGTACCACCTTTAAAAAAGAATTAATGTTTGGCGCACACGACTTTGATTCCTCGACAGGGGACACTTTAAAAATAGCGCTTTACACCTCATCAGCTACGTTAGATGCGTCTACAACGGCTTACGCTGCTACTAATGAATCTAGCGGAACAGGGTACACGGCAGGTGGTCAGGATTTGACTAATGTAGACCCTACCGTCAGTGGCACTACCGCATTTACGGATTTTGCCGATGAAACGTGGTCGTCCTCTAGTATTACAGCTAGAGGCGCTTTGATTTACAACAGTACGCCTAACACAACGTCCATTGCTTTAACCAATCCTTCGGTAATAGTGCTTGATTTTGGGTCAGATAAAACCTCTACGACGGGGGACTTTACGGTTGTTTTTCCAACTGCTGACGCAAGTAATGCCATTATAAGGATCGCGTAATGGCTAATGTTGTTGCCGCTTACAAAGGCTGGGATAGTTCAGCTTCTGCTTGGGGCGACAGCGGTTGGGGTCAGGATACCGCTTTAACAGGCTTAACCGCGTCAGTAGGTGCGGTTACTGCTTCAGCCAACGCTGAAGCAACTGTTTCAGGGCTTCAAGCAACAAGTGCTTTTGGTTCTGTAACGGTTATAGGTGAATCAAATGTACCCGTTACCGGGTTAGCGGCTACCTCGGCAGTTGGCGGTGTAACGGTAACTGCCGCAGCAATTGTAACAACTACTGGAGTTTCCGCCACATCGGCGGTAGGTTCGGTCACAGGTCAAGGTGGCGTAAAAATATTTGTTACAGGATTGTTTATGACCACTTCGGTGGGTAACGCATTGGTTTGGGGAAATATTGTACCAAACCAAAATCCAAGCTATAGTACCATACAGCCCGCTCAAGTTCCCAACTGGGAAAGAATAGCAGCATAATAAGGTGTAAAAAATGCCAAGTACATATACGACTAATAACGGTATTGAGCTCATAGCCACCGGGGAACAATCCGGAACCTGGGGGGCCACAACCAACACGAATCTTAGCCTAGTTGATGCTGCTTTAGACGGGCAAGTTACTATAACCTTAATTGCTACTGGAAGCAGCGGGTCGCCTAATGCGCTCCCTGTTACAGATGGAAGCACGTCTAATGGACGAAACCGGCTGATTATTTTTGCCGATGGAGGAGATTTAGGCGGAACAGTTTTTGTTCAACTAACCCCAAATGATGCTGAAAAAATAGTCTACATTAGGAACTCGCTAACGGCTAGTCGCAGTATTTTAGTCTTTCAAGGAACTTATAATGCTTCCAATGATTACGAAATTCCAGCAGGAACTACTGCCGTGGTTTACTTCGATGGTGGCGGCGCTGGTGCTGTTGCCGCTAATGTGTTTAATAATGCTTATTTCGATAGCTTGCGTCTCGGTGCTGTCTCTGTTACAGCGGTTCTTGATGAAGACAATATGGCTTCTGACAGCGCCACTTCGTTGGCTACGCAACAATCTATTAAAGCGTATGTAGACAGTACTGTCACGGCTCAAGATCTTGACTTCGCAGGTGGTTCGGGTACGGGCGCGGTAGACTTAGATTCTCAATCACTTACCATTGCGGGAACCTCAAATGAGATAACAACTTCGGCAAGTGGACAAACATTAACGGTAAGTCTGCCTAGTGCCGTAACAATTGCAACGTTAACGTTGACAAATGACTTAGCGGTAACTCATGGTGGCACAGGCGCATCGAGCGCAGCAGACGCTAGGACAGCGTTGGGGTTAGTCATTGGAACCAACGTAGAGGCATTTGATGCTGATACGCTAAAGGCAGACACAGCGGATACACTGACCGCGCCGTTTAGAGGCACAGTTACCACGGACAATGATCTTTCCCTGGATCAAGATGTTACTAATAATTTCCAATGCACACCTGCCGGTGCTGGTGCGTTAACCTTTACTAACCACACCTCGGGACAGAGTGGTTTTATCCTTTTGATTAACTCCGGCGGTCATGCAATCAGTGCAGCCGCCACAACAAAGATCAATGCGACAGATTTAGCTGCGATCTCTGTCGCGGGCACATATACCTTGAGTTACTTTGATAACGGAACCAATGCTTACGTTTCAGTAAGCAGGAGCTTTGCATGAGTTTAGTACCTGTCGGGTTTGGTTCTTCTGGTGAGGCTTACACTATTGACGACAGTCTAAGGTTTCGAAGCTCTGCGTCTGCTTATTTAAGTCGAACACCTTCGAGCACAAGTGACAGAACAGAGTGGACTTGGAGTGGTTGGGTAAAAAAATCACAAATAGCTGCAAGCCTTAGTTTGTTTTCTGCGGATCATGCAGGTGGTGCAAATGCATACCTATCAATGCTCCTTAATGACAGTGATGAATTTCAAATCTTCGAATACAACGGTTCAGCCTATACACTCAGACTCGCAAGTAATGCCGTCTTTAGAGACCCGGCAGCTTGGTATCATTTGGTTTGTGCGGTGGATACTGACCAAGGTACTGATACCAACCGAATAAAGTTATATGTGAATGGTGTTCAGCTTACTTCACTGAGACTAGCGGACTACCCAGCAAGTGCTCATACAACGTATGTGAATGTTACTGGAAATCTACACGCTGTGGGTGCAACAGTAGGGTCTTCTGATGGCTCCCCATACCGCTACCTAGATGGGTATCTCACGGAAGTTAATTTTATTGATGGTCAAGCCTTAACTGCTGATGACTTCGGTGAGTTTGATGACAATGGGACTTGGAAGCCTATAGAATTCGAAGGAACCTATGGAACGAATGGTTTCTATCTACCGTTCCGCAACCCCGATGGAGGCACGGTGTCTGCCGACTACTTAACGGTTGCTGGTGGTGGTGGTGGTAGAAATTATGGAGGTGGAGGAGGGGGTCAAGTAAGTTCGCTTACTTCTCAAACCTTGGATTTAAGTAATTCCTACACGGTCACCGTAGGCGCTGGTGGTGCAGGTGGGACGGATGGTAGCAACTCGGTTTTTGCCATAACAACAGCAAATAGCGGTAAAGGTACTGGTGGCGCTGGTTTCAGCCCCGGCGGAGCAAGTGGAAGCGGTTTTGCGGGCGGTGCAGGTGCAAATTTAAGTAACCCCTATCTGGGCGGGGGTGGCGGTGGTGACAGCGCAGTAGGAAATAACCGTTCGGGTACTACCTCGGGAAGTGGTGGTGCAGGAACGGCTAATTCAATAAGTGGCTCAAGTGTATACCGAGGTGGCGGTGGTGGTGCGGGTGCAGAGGGTAGCGGTTCGAGAGGTCTTGGTCAGCATGGTGGTGGTAATGGAGCACCTCCGCCGTATGGAACGGGGACTTCTGGAACAGTTAACACTGGAGGTGGTGGTGGTGGGGATCAAGGTCAACAAGCACCAAGATATAGTGGAGGTTCCGGTGTTGTTATTATCTCTTACTCTGGCGCACAGCAATTTAGTGGTGGAACAATCACATCTTCTGGTGGTAACACAATCCACACCTTCACATCTTCTGGCATGTTGTTGGCGGTCTTTAACGATTCTAGTGGTAATGATAACAATTGGACAGGTAACAACTTCAACGTATCTGACTCAACAGCAACAACTTATGACTTGATGAAAGACACACCGAGTCTGGTTGATGCGGATGCGGGTAACTTTGCTACTTTGAATCCGTTGTATCTTGGTTCGTTACAAACTTTATCGCAAGGCAACCTCACTTCAGCTAAAACAACCGGAACAAGCATAAGCGATGTCTGGGGTACTTTTGGGATCACCGAGGGTAAATGGTATTTTGAATGTTATGTTTCAGCCTTAGCCGGTAGCCTTTATATAGGCATAGGTCAAGGAGGTGGGATTGGAGAACCTCGGGACGACCTTGCTGTAAGTCCCACTAGCTATTCTTATGAAAACGGAGGCAACAAAAGATATGGTAGCACTTCTTCGTCCTATGGTGATACTTATACGGTAGGAGATGTAGTTGGCTGCGCTATCGACATGGATGATGGTAAAATTTGGTGGAGTAAAAATGGGACATGGCAAGCTAGTGGTGACCCTTCTGCAGGTACTAATGCTGCTTTTACAGATTTATTAACTAAAGGAAGCGATGCTTTTCTCTCGTTTTCATCAACAAACGGAGCAAGTAATTCAAACACGTTAAGTTGGAACTTCGGACAACGCCCTTTTGCTTACACACCCCCATCAGGCTTCTTAAAGCTCAACACGTTTAACCTACCTGACTCGACTATTGAGAAGGGTTCGGATTACTTTAATACTGTGTTATATACGGGTGATGGCACAGCAAACAGAAATATACCTACAGGCTTTCCAGGGGGTTTTACTTGGATTAAAAATAGAAATCTTGCTAACTCACACACATTGTCAGATGTTGTTCGAGGCGATGGTAAAACATTATTCACGAATGCAACTAACGCAGAAGTGGATTATGGAGTTAACGGGATAGACTTGGTAGCTGACGGGTTTGATGTAACACACAACGCCTCTAATAATTTATTTAATGTGTCAGGAAGAACCTACGCAGCATGGAACTGGAAAGCTAACGGTGCTGGTGTCAGTAACACAGCTGGGACAAACGGAGCAACAATAGCCAGCACCTACTCAGCAAACACCACCTCTGGATTCAGTATAAGCACACATGAAGCTCAAGCAGGAACTTACTCGTTTTATCATGGCTTAGGTGTTGCACCTTCTATGTTTGTTTTTAAAAACATGGACGCAGCTTCTAACTGGGTATATTGGCAAAGTGATCTAGAAGCAGCCCCAACAAAGAAAGCCCTCTACTTAGACACAACTAGTGCTGTAGGATCATCTGGTTCTAATTGGTTGCAGTCAGTTACATCTAATGTAATTGAATTAACTGCAGGTCAAAGACACGGTACTTCCGGAACATATATTACATACGCTTTTGCAGAAGTATCTGGATACTCAGCCTTTGGAAGCTACACAGGTAATGGTTTGGCTGATGGTACTTTTGTCTACACAGGATTTAGACCTGCTTGGATTTTAATTAAACAAACAAACAGTGGTAGTTTTAACTGGAATTTAATTGACACATCACGCAGTCCTTACAATACAGCAGACGATTTACTAGCTCCAAATGCAAATAACGCTGAAGTTGTTTCTGGTTTTGTAGATGCTGTTTCAAATGGCTTTAAATGTAGGAACTCCAGTGCGTATGTCAACGGTTCAGGTAGTACTTACATCTACATGGCATTTGCTGAGAACCCATTTAAGAACGCTAACGCGAGGTAATTAGAGAGCATGAGTCATTTCGCAAAAGTAGAAAACAACTTAGTCACTCAGGTTATTGTTGCTGAACAAGACTTCATTAATCTAGGTGTTGTCGGGGAGGGGTGGGTTAAAACATCGTACAACACACACGGTGGTGTTCATGCCAATGGCAACACACCTTTGCGTAAGAACTACGCAGGTATTGGATTTTCATACGACACAACACGCGATGCGTTTATTCCACCAAAACCGTACCCAAGCTGGGCATTGAACGATGACACGTGCCTTTGGGATTGCCCTGTCGCCTACCCCTCTGATGGTAAAAGCTATTCTTGGAATGAGTCAGAGCAATCATGGGACGAAATTACACTTTAAGAATTCTAATGCGAGGTAAACAATGTATTACTTAGGAAGTAAGGCACTACGACAAAACTCCAGCTTCGAGATAGGTGGTACGTTATACCCGTCCAACTGGTTACAGCAGTCAACAGAGGATGAGAAGACTGCGGTTGGTATCACATGGGTTGATGACCCAGTACGGGCTGATGACAGGTTCTACTGGAATGGTGAGGCAACCCTGCCTAAGATTCTTGAAGATCGGAATGAGGTAGATGAGAACGGCGATCCAATGTGGGTGCAAACACTAGACAATTCTGATCCGTTAAACCCTGTGATGGTAGACACGGATGAGCAGTTAGTTGCCAAAGGTCTAAAGTACACTTGGAAGGCACAAGTCAAAGCAACAGCAGGCAGTATGCTGGCTCAGACCGATTGGATGGTTATCCGTAAATCTGAAAGAGATGTAGCAATACCAGCGGATGTAGCGACTAAACGAGATGCGATCATTACGGAGTGTGAAAGACTAGAAGCAGCTATTGCTGCCGCAACAGATATGGATGCGTTTATTGCAGTCGTACAAGATCAACAATGGCCTGAATAAAAATAAATGCCCTTAACCAAGCTTCAATTTAAACCTGGGGTCAATAGAGAAACCACTTCGTACAGTAATGAAGGGGGTTGGTTTGACTGTGACAAAGTTCGTTTTAGATTTGGGTTCCCCGAAAAAATAGGGGGTTGGCAAAAAATATCGGGTTCTTTTTTCTTGGGGACCTGTAGGTCGTTACACCCGTGGGTAGCGCTAGACTCTAGTAAATACATTGGTGTAGGTACTAATCTTAAATATTATATAAACCAAGGTGGCGGTTATAACGATATAACGCCTATTAGATCGACAACGGCTGCGGGCGATGTGACTTTTGACGCTTCTGCTAACACCTTATCAGCTGACGTAGCTGAAGTAGATCTCACGATTAGTTTAACCAGCGCTTCGGGGTTTCCTACAAATGGTCGTATTAAAATTAATAGCGAGATTATCACTTACACGGGTATTGCGACTAACGTCTTAACAGGGTGTAACAGAGGTCAAAACGGAACTACCGCCGCTGCTCACAGCAGCAGTGATGCCGTGACCTGTGCTACCTTAATTGTCACAGACACCGCCCACGGTGCTTTAGAAGACGACTTTGTTACCTATTCTGGCGCAGCCAGTTTAGGCGGAAATGTAGTCGCAGACATTCTTAACCAAGAATACCAAATAACCTCAATTATTAATGCTAATACTTATCAAATTGAGGCTCGTGAGGTTTCCAGTATAAACAGTATTACGACTACTTCGGGGCTAGACCCCACGTATGTTTTTGCGTCTACTAGTGATAGCGGAAATGGGGGCGCTAGTGTAGTAGGCGCGTATCAAGTCAATACCGGATTAAACACCTCCGTTAGTGGTACAGGTTGGGGTGCGGGAACCTATGCTCGTGGAACTTGGGGATCTGCCGCTACTACCGTAGTCACGGCGGGTCAAAACTTACAGGTATGGACACACGATAATTTTGGTGAAAACTTACTGATTAATGTTAGAGATAGTGGTATTTATTACTGGGAAAAAACCACGGGTTTAACGGCTCCTGCTATAAATATAACGGCCTTACCTGGAGCAAACACGTCCCCTACGGTAGCTAAACAGGTTTTAATATCGGATAGAGATCGTCACGTTATCGCGTTTGGCTGTGACTCAGAAACCAATCCGGGTGTACAAGACCCCTTGTTGATTCGGTTTTCTAATCAAGAAAGTTTGACGGATTGGGCCTCTACGGCGACCAATTCAGCGGGAGATTTAAGGCTGGGTTCGGGGTCCGAGATTATTACAGCGGTAGAGACGCGGCAACAAGTTTTGGTTTTTACTGATGTGTCCCTTCACGCCATGCAGTTTTTAGGGCCACCGTTCACCTTTGGCATTAACACGTTAGCCGAAAACATTACTATTGCGAGTCCTTTAGCGGTTACTGCGGTAGAGGACAATGTTTATTGGATGGGTCAAGAAGAGTTTTATGTCTACAATGGTACGGTTCAACGGATACCCTGCACGGTTCGAGACTATGTTTTTAGCGATTTAAACGACGCTCAGTTTGCCAAAGTAACGGCTGCGACTAATACGGCGTACTCCGAAATTTGGTGGTTTTACCCTTCAGCGGACAGTGACGAGTGTAATAACTATGTGGTGTTTAACTATCAACAAAACCTTTGGTATTACGGTACGTTAGCCCGCACGGCTTGGATGGATCGGGGTATAGAACCTAACCCAGTATCGGCCAGTACTGATCATGCTTTGTATTACCAAGAGTCTGGGTTAGACGACGGCAGCGTCAGTCCTTCTGCGGCTATTTCTGCTTACATAGAAAGCAGCGAATTGGACATGGGTGAGGGCGATAACTTTATGTATATCCGTCGTTTGATACCTGATATGACTTTTAGGAACAGCACAAGCACAACCCCAACCGCGACAATGACTCTGGAGGTTCGTGATTTCCCGGGATCGGTGTATGACACCATAACCAACAGCACGGTGACTAAAACAGCTTCTGTCCCTGTGGAACAATTTACTACAGATGTGAATGTAAGGCTTAGGGGTCGTTCAATGGCTTTTAAGATTTCTAGTGCGGAAACAGGTGTTGCGTGGCGGTTAGGGTCGCCTAGAGTAGACATTAAACCTGATGGTCGTAGATAATGTCTCGTAATCTAGTCTTACCGTTTTTTTCGATACCACCTAAAGAATATGACCGTCAGTATTTAGCCGAAGTAGTTCGTTCTTTTTCGGTGTATCTGGCGCAAATGCAGAATCCAGGGGAGGGACGGAACACGGGTCTTGTCCTCACTAATTTACAAACAGATGACAGCGGATTAGAAACAGGGGGTTTGTTTCAACAGGCAGGATTTGTTAAAATAGCTTTAATTAATACCCCTCATGTCCGTGGTCAACAAGCAACGGCTTCTGTAGGAAGCGTAACGGTGACGACAACATGATTGATGATACAATTATTACTATGGCTAATGGCTCTAAATGGAGACCTTCCACCTCCCAAGAGCTTATTCATTGCGCTAATTGCGGCAATGCGGTGGACACCCCCGAGGAATTACTATCTTACCCCAGCGGTAATTGCCCCAATTGTGGTAATTCGTGGACGGGAGACGAAAGTAAAAGTACAATAATTCAAGTAACCATGCCGGAAAGCATAACAGGTGGAGCGGGATAATGACCGAGACAATGACCTTAGAAAACGGACCCATGCGTGTCCCTGCGGGGGGCATAGCTAGTTTTAGACTATCTGACGAGGACCTCGCTAATTTAGATCGTGAACAAGACGAACAATTAGCGGAAGAAGTTTACGGCAGCGGGGGCATCAGTCGATTTACCGAAATAGCTTCCGATATGGCGGGACTAGGCCGTTATGGCGATGATGTTGTTGTTCACGCGCAAACGGGCGAATTAGTTATTCCTAAAAGTGTTCTTGATGATAGCCCAGAAATACGAGAGGTTGTCTATCAGGCGTTGAGGGAGCAAGGCATTGAAGACCCTGAGCAATATGTGGTTGGCTCTGGATCCGCTTCAATAAACCCTAATACGGGCTTGGCTGAATACGGTTTTTTTAGTGGCATTAAAAGGGCTTTTAAAAAGGTTGTTAAAGTAGTCAAGAAGATTGCTCCGATTGTATTACCGATTGCCATGACTATGATGTTCCCTGCTTTGGGTGCGTATGGCGCGGCCCTCGGCTCAGGTATTGGCTCTTTGGTGCAAGGGGGTAGTATAAAAGATGCGCTTAAAGCTGCGGCGATTTCTGGCTTGTCTAGTGCTGCTTTTTCAGGGGTTAGTAACATTGGCAGCGAAGGTGGCTTTACGGGAGGGTTTACCGGATCTTTAGCCAACCCCGGAGCTCGTTTTGCTCAAGTAGGCGGTCAGTTAAAAAGTGGTTTTAGCGGCCAAGGGTTTAATTTGGGGCAACAATTTACCCCACCTGCCTCAGGTCAAGGTGCTTCAGGTCAAGGTGCTTCAGGCAATGACATTAACAGCCAAACGACGGGGCAACCGACCACTAACGTTGACCCTCAATATGAGGGTGTATCGGATGCTGACTTCAACGTTAATAACAACGCGATCAATCCTGAAGCCCAGTTTAGAGCGGATACGAGTTTGTCCAGTAATTCCACAATAGGGGATTCGACACCTCGTTATGATCCGAATAAGGTGTTTAATTCTCCTTCGGATTCGGCGCTTCCGGACAACAGATCGTTTTATGAGAAATCTAAAGACTTCATGTTTGGAAAAGAACCTACGTCGGTAGATATAGCTAAAGCTAAAAGCGATGCTTACACGAGTGCTATAAAGGAGGGGTATAGCCCTGCCGATGCAAATTATGCTGCAAATAAAATAGCGGAAAAGGCCGCAGAAGGTCCCGGTTACCTCAGAACTTTTGGTCCCGCAGCAGGAATAGCGCTCGGTGCCACTTACCTAGGAGGAGGATTCGACACTCCTGAAGACGAGCCCGTAGACATTTTAGACCGAAATTCAGACGGAAGTGTGCGAACGGGTCAAGACGTGTATAGAGAAAACGAAGACAAATATAAGGTTGCCAATTTATATTCGGCACCTGTTTCATATACTACTCCTGATACGTCCTACCAAAGTTATGCGAACATAAATCCTTTCCAAATTCCGACAATAGGGACTGGAAATCCTTTCTACCGACCTTCGTACCAAACTGTCGCGCAAGGTGGTGAGATATTCCCAAGAAGGAACGGAGGCATTATGCCTAATGAAGGCATACCGGGACAAGACAGCGTTAGAGCGATGTTAATGCCGGGAGAATTTGTCATGACTACCGACGCGGTAAAAGGTGCTGGGGGTATTCCCAATATGTACAATATGATGTCCGCTCTTGAGCGAAAAGGAAGGATGGCGTAATGGCCGAAGTCACTGAACAAATAATGCGCGAAGCGCCGGATATAGAAGCCTATAAGATAGGGCTTCTAGAGTCGGCCAAACAATTATCAGACAAAGCGGTCACTATACCCGCGCAACAAATAGCAGGTTTTAGCCCGCTCCAGCAATCGGCTTTTGGGCAAGCCGAGCAAGGTGTCGGGGCCTACCAACCTTATCTAACAGAAGGTGGTTACTCTTTAGGGGATTCTCAAACCGCGTTAAGCGGTATCATGTCCGGAGCTACTCCTTTTCAGCAAGAAGCTCTTACCGGTGTAAGGCAGGCAACTGCGGGTATAAACCCTCAAATAGCCGCCTCTCAATTAGGCGTTCAAAACGCTTTGTCCGGCGCGTCACAAGCGGTAGGACAATTTGACCCGTCACAGATTTCTTTGTACCAAAGCCCGTATGAAACACAGGCCGTGCAACAAGCTTTGGCGGACTTGGGTAGGCAAGGACAAATACAACAACAGGCCCTTAACGCGCAGGCCGTAGGTGCTGGCGCATTTGGGGGGTCTAGACAGGCGATAGCACAACAAGAACTTAATCGTAACTTATTGGATCGGCAAGGCGCGTTGGCCGCTCAAATGAGAAATCAAGGCTTTCAGAGTTCGGGGCAAATGGCGCAACAGGCTTTTGAGCAACAGCAAGCTAGACAGTTGCAACTAGGCCAGCTTGGGATTTCAGGCGCTCTTGATGCCGGTAAATTAGGGCTTTCTGGACAACAATTATCGGGTCAATTGTCGCAAGGTATTGGTGGTTTAGGTGTTGATTACGGCACACTAGGCTTGCAACAAGGAGAGGCTTTAGGATCATTAGGATTGAGACAATCTTCTTTGGGTCAATTACAACAAGATCTGGGCCAGAAAGACTCTGGGTTCTTGTTTGATATTGGTCAAAAACAACAGTCACAACAGCAGGCCGAACTTGAGGCGAGTAGATCTACCGCCTTACAAGCAGCCTATGAACCTTATCAACGACTTGGTTTCTTATCCGATATATACAAAGGTGCTCCATCCACGCAGATGTCGCTCACGGGATCTACTTCTCCCTCCGTATCAACGGGTGAAAAAGTTCTTGGATTAGGTATTGCAGGGCTTTCGGCAGCCGCCGGAGCACAAAAAGCATTTGGAGGTTTATTTTAATGATGAATAGAGATTTAATGCAACGACAAATGTTTCGTAATGGCGGTGGTGTTGTG